TGGTGGGAAGCTTGCGTGCTGCGGTATGATGCTGCTGTAGTTGCCATTCGTTTTCCTCCGTACTCTGGGCGGTCTGGGGTGAAAACATCTGAACCGGCGGCGCGGAACGCCATTCCGCGCCGTTTTGCTTTTTACTCCGAAAACTCGTTGTCGCTGTGGCCACGATAGCGCTTCATTTCTGCCAGTTCCCTGGCACGGCGCTCTCGAATTTGTTCCGGCGTCAGATCGAGCGTCGCGGCCGCCAGTGAGATTCTTTCGATCCGCTGCTTGAATCGCTTCTCTCGTTCTGCCCATTCGGGTTGGACTCGCTCAGCGATCACCTTCAATTCCTTGATCACTTCAGGGAAATCGGGAACCTGCCCTTGCCGCCGCCTCTCTTCGAGCAAAAACTTTTCATCGAGCCGCGCCTTCAACTCCGCCTGCTCACGCTGGCCGCGCTTGAACTCCTTTACCAGCGCGATCATCTCGGAGAGGGCCGGAAAAAATGGAGACTTCTCGCGCCACATCTGAAACGCCCATTGGATCGCATCCGGAGACTCGCGCGAGAAAACGCGATCAAACTCCGCCATCAGGAGGCCCTCTTCGTCCAGGGTCATCTTCGCGTTCATCGCCGTCAGGTGGACCTGGATCGCGATAGTTTCGGAGGAGGCCGTTAAAGATAGACCTCTTGTTGTGCTCAGCTCGCTCTGCCGCCGCTGAAGTTTGTCGTCCGCCATGGCTGGTCCTCCACTTGGAATCGCGGAAGTAGAACCGCGTCAACGTGATCCCGTTTTTCTGATCGCGCACACCGCAGTCGGCGATGTGCTTCGCCGCTTCCTCAAGCTCTACTCCGCGAAATTTCGCCTCCGCCACAATCGAGATGGCGATCTGCGCGATCGCACCGATGTCCGCCAGACCGCAGACTTCATAGACGCGCTGGGCTAGTTGCGTCGCGCGACCGGAGATCTCCGTCTCGACCACGGTTCGAACCTTCTGGTGTTCTGCCGTCTTGCGCTGCGGTTGCTCTTGCGGGCGTGCCGGAGCTGGGGCCTTCGGTGGGGGAGTGTTCTCCGGCGGCTTGCCGGTCGGCCATTCGCGCACGTTCGGACGATTTGCGGCCTTGAGTTCGGCGTAGCTCCGAACTTCGAAGTGTCGGATCTCGCGGCAGCGCTGCGCCGAGCGGAACTTATGTACATCGAATTCGTAGACGGGCACCCGCATGAATTCGCCGGTCCACTTGCCGCTTTCGTCCTTGCTGCGCCCGCGATAGGGACACGCATCGCATTTTGCGGCAGTGCGATTCTTGCCGCACTTGGGGCAGTTGCTCCAGGAGTTCGCATCGTGCACGCGGCGCCAGTAGCCGAGTTGTACGGCGCGCTTGATGCGGCGCTGCACTGTTCTCCGGCAGCAGACGCCTTCGAGCATCATCCCGAGGATGGCCACCGAGAGCACGGTTGTGGCAGGCCCGTTCTGATTTGGCCATTCACCACGCGCGCGCAAGGCGGAAATTGTCAGAGCGCAAATGGAGCCGGGAGCGCCCGAATAGCCCACGATCCGCTTGATTTCATCGAGCGTGAACTCGCGCGTTTTTGCACTGGACGGCTGCGCCGGGTTGGGGAATAATGCGGCTATCGACGGTGCTGCCATAGGCACACTGTTCGTTTGATCGCGGAGATCAACTGTCCCACCGGCGCGAGAGTTTACGGCTCTCGCGCTTTTGTCATACCAGAGCTTGACTGACTGCGCCGGTTTCTTCGGCACGGGCGGCGCGCCCGTTTCCTCGCACAACCCAAGCGCCTTTCGCCGCGCCTGAATTGCGGGCCAAACTTTTGTGGGGTGTATCCCCAAAACTTCGTAAGAGGCCAGCACGTCGGGCGAGCACTCGATGGCATCGCCGCGCGCGGCATATAGAACCGTCCGGCATGCGATCTTTAGGTCGTCGCGTATCCAGGGATCGCATTCCTGAGATAACGCCGCCGTTAGGTGGGAGAGCACACGCAGGCTGAAGGGCTGGATGAGAGAAAGTGGCATCCAGCGCTTTTAGCAGCCGTGTCAAGAGGCTACGCAGCAAGGGCGCGGCTCCTTGGCTCGGAATTAGTGGCAGAAACGGCAGCGGCGGGGCGGCGGCGGGCGGTTAACAGAATACCTGCTTCCGCATATTGATCGTCGCGTTGCGGGCCCTTGGGATCGGGCGGAGGCGGGGGCGGGTCGGACATTCCGAGACGATGCCTCGCGCGATAACGCCGCACACGGACGCGATTCGCGCACTTGCGGGAGCAGAATTTTTCCCAGTCAAGTTCGGGCGTGAAGGCCTTTTTGCAGTCGTCGGCAGCACAGATGCGCGTTTCCATGCCGCCCAACCTACAGTAATCGCATTACGCCGTCAACAGCAATCCACAGCTTTCTGTGGAAAACGATGGCGATTCGGATTCCCCGTCGAGCGGTATGACCAGTGTCACCCGTGACAGCTTGTCGCCCGCGACGATATGTCACCTGCGACGATATGTCGCCGCGACACGTCGTCACCCAAAAGGTTTAGGTTTTAGGGTTATTAAGGTTCTTTCTCATGGATAGAGATATTGCGGAGGCGCTTCGCGCGATCCTGAAACGTCAAAAGCAATTTTTGTAGCGAGAGGGGTTCCCCCTCTCGCGCTCTCCCCTGCTCCGCTAAGGAAAAATCGCAAGTCAACTGCCAAAGCCGAACGGGATCGAAACAGGATTTACAGCGGAGACACTGCAGGGCAGGAAAAACAAAAAAACGGAAAAAACCGCGAGGCAGGAATTACAGCGAGCGCGGATCTTCGAATTCGAGCAGGATGCGAAACTTCGGCTTGTCGAGGTCCAAGGCGAGTTCGCGGGCGCGAAGGGTTGAAATGGCTTGCACGAAATTTACCCAGGTGGACGAACTGACTTTGATCTCGGCCAGTCTATCGAGCCTGATCCATTCCACCCCGCAACTCGGGCAGTGCGCCGGAATTTTGGCGGCATCAGGGGAGACATGAACACGGCTGGTACAGCGCTCTTCCGGGTTGCGACACTCAAAGACGATCCCCTGGATGTCTTCAAGTCCGACCAGCAATTTATGTTCGACGGTCATCAACGGGAACTCGCCGGCGGCAGCGGATTTCGGGCGGGTGCATCACACTTCACTTCCAAAGTCAGTTTGAACGGCCTGTTTCTCAGGGCTTCTGCCGCAGTTCGCAAACTGGAGAGTAGTCGGCTGATGGCTTCTTCTTCCGAGGTTTGTGGGGTAACCCAATCGGCCTTACAGTGTGGGCATTCGTGAGGAGTGCGTCTCAGTGTCGCGACCGGAAAAGAGCTGCTAATGTGACAGGCTGAACATTCCAGTCGGACCGCTAGCACATCGTCCAGGTCGAGATAGTATTTAACTTCGGCGGTCATTTGGCCAGAATCCTAGCACTTCTTGGGGCGAACTTCGAGTCGAGGAGTGGATGGGGTGAAGGTGAAGCAGGCGAGCGCGGCCATGGCAAGATCGTCGGGCAACTTCCCTTCCGCCTTCAGAACTTCGGCTGCGTTATCCGCCAGACGGTAGGATTTTTCTTCGGTGAAGAGTTTTTTCAGCAGCTTGGTTTTGCCGGCGTCCTTCAGCGCCAGGCGGAAGCGTTCTACCGCAGTTGAGTCGATCCCATGCGATTGGCCGAAGGTCGCCATCAGCTCCCAGGCGATGCCGTGGAGAATTTTCGATTTCTCCGCGTGCTTGCCGCCGAAGGCCCGCACCAGTTCGATCAGCGCGACGTGCAGCTTATTGAGTTCCGCGCCTTCAGCTTTTTTGACCTTCTCAAATTCGATCTTCGCTGCGGCAAGAACTTTGTCGAGGCGGTGGTATTCCTCGGCGTACTCGTCGATCTGCTCGGCGTTGGGTGAGGAGTTGAGATCGACTTCGGGAAGCGCGAGAGTTTTAGCGGCAGCAGTCATGATTCAGCGGGACCGTCTGGGGAAAAGAGCCCTGGGTTGTGGCCAGTGGTTTTTGTCGCGGACGGCCCCTGTGTACTTCGGTAAGCTTTCAATCTAGCGGAGAGAGCGTGGCGATATCCAGCAATGCGCGCCTGGTGACGAAACGAAGGTCACTACCACGATTATTCACTTGACACAAATGAAATAGTGGGCTAGGATGGCTTCATGAACATCCGAGAAGCCTACGAGAAGTTCGCGACTGACGAACAGTGCTTGGCCTATATCGGGAAGATGCGCTGGCCGGATGGAGTCGTGCGCTGCGCTGCCTGCGGCAGCAAGGAGGTAAAGCGAGTCGATCGCAAGGCTGACTCAAAGAATCGGCGGAAGTGGTTCTATCTCTGTGTGGAGAAATCCTGCCACAATCAGTTCACGCCTACGTCTGGCACGATTTTCCATGACACTCATCTGCCGCTGATAGTTTGGTTCCAAGCAATCGCCCTCGTGCTGAATGCTAAAAAAGGGATCAGCGCGAAGCAATTACAACGTGACCTGGGAATCGGCGGCTACAAGACCGCGTGGTATCTCAATCATCGTATCCGCGAAGCAATGGCCGAAGGCGCAATACCGAAACTCGGCGGAGTCGTTGAAGTGGATGAGACCTATGTGGGAGGAAAACAACGCGGCCACACAGGAAAGCTCAAATCGAAGGATGTAGTCATGGGCATTCGTGAGGCGCGGCGGCGAACTTCGCCTGATCCAGATCGAAAGTAATTCATCCGATAATCTCTCTGAGCAGATCGAGAAACACATTGATCCCAGTGTCAAAATGATAGTGACGGACGAATGGCACGCTTACCCTCGCGCCATGATGGGAGCGGGAATCCACGGATCGAAGCACGAAACCATCAAGCACAAAGACAAAATTTACGTGCGTGGCGAGGTTCACACCAACACGGTAGAATCAGCATTCTCGCTCTTCAAACGGGGTTTGACGGGATCATTCCATGCGGTTTCGATAAAGCACTTGCAGCGATATCTAAATGAATTCAGTTACCGCTTCAATCGGCGTGCCGATGACGGCGCATTCTTAGAGACGGTCCGCCGCTTGGCGGGATTTAAGCCGTTGACCTTCGCTAGGCTGACTTCCGAGTAGCTTTCACTTTTTTCTTGGGCTTATGTATATCAGCGGTTTTCTGCGGACTGCGCCCTAGCATCCGACGCAACACTTCATCGAATTGTCCCTTGTCGGCTTTCACCGCGCCAGTCTACCACCCGCGAGCATCCCCCAAATCGTCAGTGGTCGCCACGACCGTCACCTCGACCTCGACGCGATCACCCTTGACGACCTAGGCGACTTCGGCTACATTGAATCGTGTCTAGGGAAAATCAAATGCCTATTATTCAAGCAGCAGACCACATCACTCTCAGTCCCTCCGAAATTCGCGAACAGATAAAGGCTTGCGAAGCGCGAGCCAAGTTGCTTCGCGAGATGCTGCAGATCGCGGAAAGAGCGCAGCGCGTCCAACACGCTCTTTCAGACGCAGAGCGCCCACAGTCACCGAGGAAGAATCCTACAATCGTGTCCATCGGACCACCAAACGCAAACGGGCTGCGCGATGCGATTCGAGCTACCAGATCAACTATGCAGCGCTTTACGGTCGAGAAGATGCGTGAGCGCCTTCGCGCGTTTCCGTTTGGCGGCGCAGCCGATCCCATCAAGGCGATTCGAGATGCGCTTTACGTTCTAGTGAAGAAAGGCGAACTCAGAGTCGTCAACAAGGGGAAGGGTGGAAGCCCTAACGTTTACGAATGGCAGACTGCCGCGAAACCCGCAACAGAGGCGGCATCCTAAAGCCATGGCAAGTTTTCAGGGAGAAACAACCATGAGGAGGGTTTGTAGCCGACCGTATCACGGGGCACCGTCCGGAAGGCCATAACACAAAGGGCCGCGTCAGAGAGAAGTTCTTGTCTAGGGAAAATCAAACTGAACGCGGCCCATGGTACCCATCCATGTAGATGGAGGGCGACTAGCTGGCGGCTAGAACCCGTCTTATAAACGGGAGTTCCTGACTGGGAACAGGGGTCCGATCCCCCCGCCCTCCGCCAATCTTTTCGGTTCTCAGCTTGCGACATTCTCGCGGCATTGTCAAGGTACGCCCTGTCACGGCAACTTTGAGTCTAACGCAATTTGTGTAAAGTGAATACTCGTGGTCACTACGTTCGATCCTACTGTGTACCATCCTGAGTCCGGCCCCGAGACCCTGAAAACCCCGTAATTCGCGTGCTAGCACCGTGCTAGCATGCGTGACGGAGGGTTCTACGATGCCAGCGAGGGAACGAACATGCTGTCGGCGGTGCGGTGCTCCGATCGAGGTCAGCGACAAGGCGCTGGCGGTTTTTATGTTCTGCCAGACCGCGGGAATGAAGCCGCGCCGCAAGGCATCCGCACCGGTGATCTACATTTGCCCACCTTGCACGATGGTGCTCGGGATCCGGCCTGGTCCGCCTCAGCATGACTTCTTCAACGTCGCGGCCTTCGAGATGATCTCGAAACTCACCGGGACGCAGCGCCCCGAGGTGCACGATGCGTTCCAGCAAATGTTCGAGCTGATCATCGAGCGCGAAGGACGAATCGGCGATGCCGATCTGTGCGCCGCACTCCCGGAGCCCGAAATCCTTCCACCGCCGCGGCGGCTGAAGGAAGCCAGTTAGATCTTCGCGGCGGTCTTCGAGAGCACCGAGGAAACAGCCTCGCGGAGCTTCGAGATCTCGCCGCTCACGTCGAGCCGCACTTCGGCGATTTCATCGCTCACGTGATCTTTGATGGCTGTGGCTTCGGAGACGACGTACTTGTGGAAGACGACGCCGGCGACAAAGAACGCGACGCCGACGAGAGCGAGCACGACAACTGTAGTTGGACCCATGATTGAAATTCCCCTTCTTGAATTTTTCCAGCAGAACTACGAGATCATTTCGGAATGGGCGGAGTCTGCGACAGCAACTCAGTCTTGCGATCGCTGCCGGCGGAGCTGCCGAAAAAATACCCGTACACATCCTTGTAAGTCGCGGCCACGGTTCCGAGCAGCATCATCAGCACGTCGTGCCCGGTCGGGGGAAGCGTGCGAAAACCCAGCATGTAGATACAGGCGAGCAGCGTTAACACCGCAGCCCACGCCAGCATCGTGGGAGTCTTCGATTTGGTCTGCACCTGCATGGCGCGCGCGTCGGCCCGGTCATCCGCGTCGATTTTGGTGAGGTCCTCTAACTCCTGGAAACCAATCTGTCGCATCTGCACCGCAAAATCGTCATCGATCTTTTTCAGAGTCGCGAGCTGATCGGGAGTTGCCATCGCGGTAGTAATCGCGGCTTCAATGGATTGCGGATTGGGCGGGACGGAAGTGTTCAAGCCGCCCGACAGCGCTTTCGCGGCGAGCTGAATGATGGGCGCGGCGCCGGGAGCCGCAATGCTGGCAGCGGTGGCGATCCATGGGGTTACTTTGTGAACGACAGAACTGAAGCTCATGACTGTGCTCCTTGTTGTGGCAATTCGTGATATTCCGCGGTGATCTCCTCGCCGCGCGCCTCGGCCGCTTCACAAAGTTTCATCAGCGCCTCGAACGCATCCTTGCTGTCGCTCACCCAGTCCGGCGCCAGACCGTGGCTCATTGCCACCAGCGTGCAGCCCAGTGAATCTTCGGGCTTGTTGCCCTTGTGGAAGCGAATGTGGGTTCGGCCGGGAACGTCCTGCAGTTCCGGGGTGATGTAGCCGAAATGCGGACTCAGCGTGAGCTTGACCTTGTACATAATCCCGGCCGGGATGCAGGGATGGCCGGCGTGCACGGGATGGAGGCGCGAAGGCTCCAGATCGAAACAGAGCTGCTGCCCATCGACAGTGACGCGGCCGATGATCGAGCGATCGGTTTCGATGAGACGATAGACGTCAATTTTCATAAGTGGTCTGTGCTATGCTTTTGCCCTACATTCCCCGGATCTGGAAAAATCCCATGAGAAAACCGAAAAGTGCGATCGCAACCAGGCGTAGGGTAAAAGTGGAAACTCCCGAAATCTTTGTTCGCGTTCGCGAGGGATGGCGAAGCAGTTACGCGCGTGCGAGCATCCGCATAAAAGCTGGCCGATATCTGTATCTGGTGTGGCGCGACGGCGGCCGCATTCGGAATTTCTATCTCGGCAAGAAGCGGAAATCTTAGCCTACGCGGATCCGGAGCTCGAGGACCAGGTCGACGTCGACGGCGAGCTGCTGCAGCGCCGATATCCGTAGGGCAAAAAATGGGAATTATATACATGAGTCCCTAACTCCTTCATTCCACGCCGAATATAGTTCTTGACTCCCGCAAGGGACTCATGTAATATTACGAGCATGGAGGATGTCATGAAATATTACGAAAAACAAAACGGCGAAGAGACTTTCGTGATGGCGGTTGACGAGAACGGCAACTACTCTGTGGCCAGCAACCTGGACTCCGAACCAGACGGATTTACCGCTCCTGCCGACCCATTCGGTCAGGGATACAAAGAATGCAGCCAGCAGCGAGCAGAAGAGATTCTGGGTTACAGCTTGGAGGACGAGAACATCAGCGTTGCCGAACTCGGCCAACATCCACAACACATCAGCATTCAGAATGCGGTCGAGTGCGAGAAATGCAACCCTTACGGTCTCACGGAAAAACAGTACCGAACGATCCTCGATCAAGGTGGCGACCCCTCGCAGCAAGAGGAGCAGGTGAGCTAAATGAGCAAAAGCACCATCAGCACTTTCCAACTCTTTCAAGCCTTCCCGGATGAGGAAGCCGCTAGGCTCTACTTGGAATCGCGCCTCTGGCCTAACGGCGTGACCTGTCCAAACTGCAAGAGCAATGAGAGGATTACAACCCGTAAGCGGATCGGCTTCTACCGCTGCAACTCTTGTGGGAATTTCGACTTCACTGTGCGAACCGGAACCATTTTCGAGCGTAGCAAGGTTCCGCTGCACAAGTGGCTTTACGCCATGTATCTGCTCGTGACCGCCCGCAAGGGAATCTCTAGCTTGCAGTTGGCGAAGGAGATCGGCATTACGCAAAAGTCGGCATGGTTTGTTCTCCACCGCCTGCGTGAGGCGTGCTCGACTCCCGCCGTCATGGAGAAACTGAAAGGCGTGGTAGAGCTTGACGAGTGTTTTATCGGTGGCAAGGAAGCAAACAAGCATGAGCACAAGAAACTCCGCGCCGGACGCGGGCCTGTTGGTAAAACTGCCGTGCTTGGAATGCGGGAACGTGGCGGACGCACGCTCCTTGCTCCGATGAAAGAACGAAACCTGCAAACCGCCACGGAACGAATCCATACCAACGTCGAACTGGGGACGCAACTCTACACCGACGAGCATCTGATGTTCAGCGATCTGGACGGTCTATTTTTTCACCATGACGCGGTGAACCATTCGGCGGGAGAGTATGCGAGGGGCGCGGCCAGCACGAACAGCATTGAAAGCGTGTGGGCAGTCCTGAAACGCGGCGTGTATGGCGTCTATCACCACATCAGCCCCAAGCACACAGGACGCTATACGGACGAGTTCGCGTGGCGGTTGAACGAAGGCAACGTCAAGAATCACACGTTCGAGCGGCTGGACAGTTTCGTCGGAGCGATCAGCGGAAAGCGGCTCACGTACAAGGAGCTTACCACATGAAAACCCCACGCGAACTGGACACACTCGTTGACGCGGTTTTGACTTACAAGCCCAAGCCAAAGACGAAAGCCGCGAAGCGCCGGGTACGGCGAGAGAAGCGAGCGGCGAAAAAGTCAGGCTAGGACTCATGTATATAATTCCCAAAAAAATGGAGGAACTCGCTATGGAGCTTGCGCTGGCTGTGCTGTCGGATCCTGAGCCGTTCTTCGCTATGATCGCGATTCTCGTCATGGGCTTTATCTATGTGATCCCCATCATGGTTGCATGGAACAAGCGCCAGTTAGGCAGCATTGCCGCGCTTGACTTACTCCTCGGGTGGACACTTATTGGTTGGGTCGTCGCCTTGTGCTGGGCGCTCATGGTAGAGGACTCTCCACCAACAATTCAGCAAACAGCCGCGGCCAACCCGCCGCCGGCTAAGCTTTGCGCAAGATGCGGCCGCTATTCCCCTGCCGACGCGGGCTTCTGTTCGAGTTGTGGTGATTCATTCCGCGCGCCGCATGGAGCATCCGACTCCCATGGCATGCGCCCGCCACAAGGGCCGATGAACTAAAAGCTATTCCACTCCTGTCATCACGCCAGTTACTCCATAAGGCGAGTACTCCCCGTAGTTGGTCGACGAGCTTGGCGCGGTGAAGCTGTAGATCGAGGGATCCACCTGGCGCGCGACGATGTCCACTCCGACAACCGGCGAAGAATCCTTTCCGGAGGTCTCCATCACGAGCGAACACTGCGCGGCTTCATAGACAGCGCCATTAATTCCCCACCGCGCGTGGGTGAAGAAGAATGTGTCGCCGGCCTCGAGCTGGAAGGCGGTGAGCTTAAAAGGCAGTGTCAACGTCTCCTGGAAACGCAAGCGCATGAGTGTGATCTTCGCTAAGCGCTGCGCCATCCAGACCGAAGTCGTGAATTCGAAGTTCGCGTCCTGCCAGATGACCTGGCCAGAATCCTCGGTATTCAGGTAGTTCGGTTTGCCGGCCATGCCGTTCGCTTGGTAGGAGGGAAAAGATTGTGATTGCCAGGTACCGGGAATTTGAGTCAGGCTTTGGATCGCTCCAGGGTTCGTGGGAAGAAAGGATGGATTGTAGGTTCCCTTTACTCCGTTGGCGACATCGCGCTTCGAGAGCCGGAAGTCGCCTTTGATCGGCCCACGCAGATCGTTGTCGGTCAGCGAGACCGTCGGCGTAATATAGGCGCCGGCGAAAACGTGCCACTGATCGCCAGGGGGAATCACCCAGCCCGCCATCGAGCCGCACAAGGCCTGCAGCACGTTGCCGCGGGTCGAGCTGTGATCGAACATGCCGTTGCACGAGTAGAGATTCTCGTAAACCAGCGTGTTGTCGGCGTTCCAGATGATGAGTTCCTGCTCTTCGCAAACGTTTGCAGCCGCGATGACGGAAGCGGTGTCGATCGAGGCTGCGGAGGTCCCCATGCCGTAATCAGAATCTTGCAGGTAGTCGTTAACAATCAGGGCGGGGTTAGAGGGGTTCAGCGCGTGCGTCGAGCGCCCGAGACACGTCCAGGTCGCGGTGCCATCGGTAGTGGTAGCGCCCACCGCCGTCGCGAAGAATGGATGTGCAGTCGCAGGCGTTCCGGCAGCGGTGAGCAACTGGAGATATCCAGTCGGAGCTTCGATGACTAACTTGTCCACCGCTCCCGAACCGTAGGAAATGCCCGGACCAGGCTGCCATCCGTCGTTGACCAGAATTGCGCGAGTTCCGAAGGGTCCCGCAGCAAGCTGCGGTGGCAACGGGTTGCCGTTGTACACCCCGGTCAGAGTCCAGCCCGTGTTGTACCAGGTGCAGGTGTTGTCGGTCAGAGTGTCGCCGGCGACGTCGAAGCCTTCAAAGTTCGGCCGAACGGTACCGCTGCTCGGCACTCCCGCAGCTTGCTGAAACCAGATGAAGCCATTGTTGTCGACGGTGCGGCTGTACTGCGGATAATTTGTGCTCGCCTGCCAGGCAGTGACCACGCGCGGATCGATAAGTCTCTTCCCAGTGCACAAGAATTGGATGTTGGGGATATGGCCATTGGGGAATACCGCGGTCCAGGCACTGTCCGAGCGCAAGATCACGTGAACCTTGGCGCAGCCGTTCTGTTGAAAAGCGCTGGTCCATGCCGAATCTGCATTCGCCAGATTCGGAAAGGGCTGCACGTGGTTCGCTGGATTGCCCACGTCGAACTCGAAGAACATGTGTTGCCAGTAAAAGTCGTTCATGACCCCGGAAGCAGCAGGATGGACCTGCCAGGGTGTATCAGGCAGGGAAGAGTCATTGAAAATATCCGTGCCGAAGTTGTAAGGCACTCCGTCGATTATTATTCCATCGAAGCTGGTGATCTGATGGCCAAAAAGGGTATAGACCAGATGCAAAAACTCGCTCGTAGTCGCCTGATTTTGGCCAGCAGGAAAAGTCGCATAAGTAAGAACCCCTGCAATCTCGACCTGGCCATATCCCACGCGGCGAGGGGAAATGCCATTCTGAAATGAAACGTTTCCATTGGTGAGCAGCGGCTTCAGTGTCGGCCGAAGAGCAAGACCAACGCCCGAAAGCGCAGTGCTGACACCAATGCCACCTAGCATAACGGCGGTGCCTGCCGACATTCCGAAGGCCATAAAGCCGAAATAGGCCAGACCTGCGACGCCGCCCAGCGCCAGCCCGCCGAGAATCAACCCCACTTCTGCGACAGTTTTGCTCATCTCACCCGACCCGCCATGCCCGCTTCCATCGCACCATAGGAACCAAAATTAGCCCTTTTTCTCCGGCACAGGAGACAAAGCGCGGATCCATGCTCACGACGCCGACGCAGCCCTGTGCCGTGTTGTTGTCGACGAGAACCACGTCGCCGCGCCGCGCGAAGGTGACCGGCACTTCATTCATGCCCAGTGCAGCCACTTGGTTCGCAATGAAATCCGCGAAACTGGATCCGTAGATCCGCGCCGCATCGGCTTCATCGGAGTAGGTTCCGCGGTACTTCTCGGCCGGATCTACTCCGGTAATCGCGCGAATACAGTTGCACACGTGCAACGCACAATCGAAAATTCCCCACTCGAATTCGAGTTCGCGCGCGCTTTCGATGATCTGGCCGAGCCGAAAGCGCCAGTCTGGAAGTCGTTGCAGTGTCATGAATGCACGATGACCACGCCGGCAGCCCGCGAAATCGAGACCGGTGGGCCGCCCGGGGAGCTCAAGATAGTCAGACGTTGAATCATTAAACAAACTCCAGGACTGACGCCCGTGATCAAGCCATTGCCGTCGACCGTCGCAACTTTTGTGTTCGTACTCGAGATATGTGCGGTTCCCGATGGCTGGCCGGCATTGCCGCTGTTATGCGTGCCATCAGAGTAGTTGATCGTCAAAGTCAACTGCGCTGATCCTCCCACCGCAACCTCAGCGGGATTCGGTGTGACGACAATGCTGAGCGGATAGGGCGTTCCCGAAGCAGACGGCGCCGGCCAGAACAACTGCAAGTTGGAAAGCTTATCAACGAAGCTAAATCCGAGATCGCCTGGCAGATAGATCTGCTGGTCGGCATCGTCAAATCGCCGGTTCGGCGCCAGATTCAAGGAAAGCAGCGTGTTCTCGCAGCTGAGCGAGATCGTCGAAGTACCCCCGCTATCGTTGAGGCTTGGAACATCGATCGATCCCGAAAACACTTGCGCCGGATCCGCGAGCAATGCGCCACTCGACTGATCGAAAAAGCCGTACCAGATTGTCACCGTTCCGGTGATGCGAACCTGACCGATCGCCTCGCTGACCAGGCTCGATGGAATCCCGCTCAAGCTCAGGACGATGTTCTGCGCCTGAACCTTGGTCGTCTGTGGGATCGCCGAAACCTTCGCCAGCCAACCGAGACCGGTGAAGGTCTGACCGTAGGGAAAGGTCGAGGCCGGATTCGCGGGAGGACCGGCGGGTGTGATCGTTCCGACGCCATTGAACAGATAAAGCGTATTGTCGGCAAAGGCGATCTGCGCGAACTGCGCGATGGTCACCGTCTTGGCGGCGATCGCGGCAAGCATGGCGGCTGAAAGGGAGCGCGGCATTACTGGGAAGCGAGCACCGCGGCGGCCGCGGCTTTCCAGGCATCCTTCAAAACGTTGGGCAGCTCGGACCAGGTCTTGGTTTGCAGCGGCAAATACACGCGCGAAGGGGCAGCGCAAAATGCCTGATAGGCGCGCTCGGCCGCGGCTTCGATCTGTTTTTCCGTCGCTGCCATTAGATTGCTTCTTTGGCTTTGAAGCTGATCGAGTAGACCTTGTTCTTGTCCACTTTCCACTTCGTCGTGTTCTCCTGCAGGCGGAAGGTGCCTTTGCAATTCGTGGTGATCAGCGGCGTGCCGTCCGGAATGTTCTCGCGGATGTTAGGGAAGATCTGCAGGGTCACGTTGCCGGCCCCGTCCGTCGAGGCGTTTTGCAGAATTTTGTAGATCCGCTGCGGATTACCGCTCACAGTGAGTTGAATGTAGTCGCCAGCTATCGCCCAGTTGGTGATGCTGCTCGCCGCGCCGCGAATGCTCATCTGGTTCAGGCCGGCGGTGTTGGCGCTTCCACTCGATACCGGCGATCCGCTCAGCGGGCCTTGAGGAGTGGGGCGGTTGTAGTCGCCCATCAAAAAGGTGCCGTACTTTCCGAGCAGCGAACCGAGAAACGAAATCCATTGCTCCGCCTGGGCGTAGAGCATGGGCGGAAGGTTGGCCTCGATCTGCAGCTGCTGGCCGAGCCACTGCTGCACCTGCTGGCCGAGCGTGAAGGGCGATTCGGTTTCGCCCACGACGTTCACTTCAGACATCGTGAAGTCCTGCGGACCGAGACCGGCGATGGCCGGCGGCGTGATCGGATAGGTAATCGACATAAAAGGGGTCGTGACTGAGATCAGAATCGCTTCGTGCGTCGACCGCGTTTTTCCGGTCGAAACTGCGGCCGATATGACAGTCGCTTCGTGCGTCGACCTCTGTGCCATTTAAGAAGCCGCCGAGATGATGGGTTGTGCCGCATCTGCGCCAGCGGCGGTCCAGGCCGCGCTCGTGGCGGGATCCTGTGCGAAGAACGCATCGAGCCAGGCATAGGTCGATTGCACGTTCGCCGGAGAACTCATCACATTGGTCGAACTGGATCGGACGCCATTCGTGAACGTGTGCGCCGATGCATCGTCTTTGCGGATCCGCGATTTGCGCGTCACCCCATTCACGACGCCGGTGAAGCCGGCGGCGCCCACCGCATAGCCTTCGGTGAGCGGGAACGAGGCGGCGGAAACGTAAGTCGTATCGTCATCGGGCGGAACTTCATCGACACACTGCCAGTTCGCCGCGGCGCCGTTCGGCGTCAGCGTTGTGGCATAGCCGGCGCCGTTGGGCATCTTGGTGAGGATCCGCGTCCCCTCGCCCAGCGCCGCATTCGGAACCCCGCCGGAATTCGTGAAGCAGTGGAAGTCATCGAACTGCACATTGATCGAGCGGCCATTCAACTCTCCGATCTGCACCTGGTTTGCCCAGCTGTTCGCGGTGTTGATCGTGTTGATGCCAGTCAGGGCCAGGATCGGACCGCCGCCGGCGGGGGTGCTCAGATACACCGAACAGGTTCCCGTGCCGGAAGCGAAGGTGATCACGATATCCACGAAGTAGTAAACGCCCGGGGAGATAATCCCCGATGCGGTGATCCCCTGCACGACCGTGGACCCGCAGATTATGACGATCTGGCCGCTCGGCGAGATCGCAAACATGGTCTGAGTGTTTCCGCTGTCCTTGAAGTGGATGATCTCTTCGTTTCCGGTGGCGGGAAGGGCGCTGAGCATGAACGCGGTCGAGACCACCAATCCTGCCCGATTGCCAGCGAGATTCTTGGTTGCCGATACCGAGCTGCCGAAGTTGACCCCCTTGGCCACACAATTCGGAGCGGCCGGGAAGCGCGCAAAGCTCGTCGAAAAACTGGGGGTGCCGACGAGCGTGTCCCAAAACGCGTGCGAGGCGTCGTAGTGATCGAAGCCGTCGAAGATCTCGTATGCCATTTGGGGTCTTTAGTCTCCTGCCCGATCGGGCCGTTTGCTGAATGGTGCGCGCCGTGAAATCATGCTCGGCGCCGGGAGGTCAGTCATCGATGGCCACTTTCTCAGAAGTATTTTCTATCACTGTAAAAGTGCTGCTAGCTCTTATCCTGCTCTCGCTTCTCTTGGGGGCGACGCTCGGCGTGATTGGCCTCCTAGGATGGATAGCCTCGCCCCACCATGAATCTGCTTCTGCGGCCACTGACTGGGATCAGGTCATTGATCGGGACAAGGCAGATAACTTCCGCAGTTCGGTGCCTTCATCGAAGTGGAACAGGGCAATCACCAGAGCGAAAAACCATCACTGCTTCTTCCGGGGAATGACCAAAGACGAGGTTCTCAGTGCGCTCGGTGCTCCTTCCGAGAAGCAAGATTTCGCGGACAATGGAAGCGCCTGGACATGGACCTGGCAAACGAAAAAGTGCCTGCGGTACGATGGCGAGCATTGCGCCGAATATGATCGCGACCATCAGATCGTGTTTTTTACGCCCAAAGGACACGTCGATACAAAGTTAGAGGATTGCGAAAGCCTGAATGGTGACTACATTTTCAACTCAGACCTTTTCGGCGCCGGCAGTTGGAATTAGTGCGCCGTCCGCCGCTGCACTTCCGCGCTCTCCACCACGGCACGAAATACCATTTGCGGCAAACTTGCCGAGAGGGCTCTGGAAATCTTTTCTTCCACTCCGATCTCCGCTCCTCGCGCGTCGATGTGATTGTGCAGCGTAATTCCACCGGGACGCATCGCGCTCATCGGTGTCACCGAAGACCCGGCCGGCAAGTTCAAGAGTTCCGGTCCTTGTTCGCCCACCCAGGCGAGTCCGCCTGGAGCCGAGTCGGTACCGGCCGCGAAGCCGGCAATGCCGACATCGGAAAGCACGCTGCTCACACTTGCCCAATCGCCACCGCTAGCTGCTCCGCCAGCGGCTGCTCCGCCTCCTCCACCGAATAGCGACGAGAAGAAACCCCCCAGCCCACCACCACCGCTGTTGCCAGCGCCGCTCAACAAGGAGCTAAAAATCTTGTTGAGCAGGAACTTCATCGCCATCTGGTCGAGTTCAAGGAAGAAACTTCTCCAGCTGGTCTTTGCTCCGGTGAGTGCCTTGACCGTCTCATCTTCGAATCCCTGAAGGCCCTTGTTCAGCATGTCGTAGGTAAATTGTGCTGCGTTGCCCTGCTCCTTCAGTTCGGCGATGAACGATTTGAGGCCATCGCGCGCTCTCACCATCGCGCGCTCCTCGCGCTCCTGTTCTTCGCGTGCCTTCTGTACGGCTGCAGCATATGCCGCCTGGCCCTGAGCGCCGGCTATGAAATTGCCATTAGCGTCTTTCAATGCCGCGTCCAGCTTGGCGAGCGTGAGATTGTATTTATCGGCCGGCGTCAGTAGGTCAGCGAAAGCCTGCGCTGCCAGTCTATCCTTCGCGGACTCATCCGCCTGGAATGCGGCGAGCTCTCCAGCGGCAGTTCCACCAGCGCCAAGAGTCCGAAGCGCCGCTGCAGATGGGACGAAGTTAGGCGCGTTTGCGATCGGTGGAATCGGCACATTGATCGTGGGAGGCGTGATCTTGAACAAAGCTACCATCTGCTGCTCGACTTCTTCCAGCGACTTCCCGTCATACTTCAAATGGAAGGAGATCGGCCCGATCCGATTCCATTCGTTGGTCAGCGAGATAACGTTTTTCTTCACTTCGGCGTCCAGGGCGGCGTACTGATCCTTGGGCGGCTGCGCTGCTTCGTAGGCCTTCTTCAGGCTCTCCGCCCACTTTTCGGTGGCAGCATCGGCTGCCTGGATGGCGGCGACTTCTTTCTTGAGTTCTTCCTCGGCGGCTCTGGCCTTCTCGGCTTTTTCCAATGTCGCGACGCCCTTTTGCACATCCAAACTGCTCTGATAGAACCTTTGCGCGTTTTGGGCTAGGGTAATTCCGGCTTTGTCTCCGGCAGCCTGCATGTCGTGCAAGTAGTCGGTTGCGATTTGGACATCACGCTGCGCGAGAGTCATGGCCTCGTGCGTCCCTTTGAACCGGTCGGAATTGAGCGCCTCGTCGAAGGCATCACGCATATCGTTCAGCGTATCCTTCATGTTGGCAAGGCTTTGGGTGCCGAAAGCTGCATCGTGCGCGCTGGGCCCGTTGATGCCATTCATTTTGCCGAACAGGTCGATAATTTCCGTCCAGCCCTCGAAGACGTGGTCAAAGAAATCCGCCGTTTTGACCGTCAGTCGCGTCCAGAAGCCGTTTGCCTTTTCTGCGGCCGTTTGCTCGGCAGCGAGCGCTTTTGCGATCTGATCGATCCCCTGTCTGGCTTCTTCCGCTCCTTCGAGCCGAATACGCAACATCTTATCGTTGCTGGTGAGCTCCAAAACCTTTTTCTGGATGCCGCCGAGAACATTGCCGATCGTCTCGTTGGCTGTTTTGGAGGACTCGGCCAGTTTCTCCTGGGCCGCGCGCGCCTCCGTGATCTTCGTAGTGACCTTGTCGAAGAGCTCCACTCCGGCGAAGACGACCGCACCGCCGGCGAGTCCGCCCAGAACACTCGAAAGAGCCTTTCCGAATGCCGGGAAGGTTTCGACCAGGAGCCGCGTCATCGGCCGATTGATGTGGATGCCAATCATCTCGTCGATGCTGCGGAAAGCTTCGGCGCCTTCGCGCGCGTTGCGCTTCATCTCGGACGACATGCCGAGGGTGTGCTGGTTGACGAGCCGGAAGGCTTCCGGCGCGCCTTTTTCAAGCGCAGAGAGGTCGTAGCCCAGGCCGACCAGAATGGTTGCGAGAGTTGTGCTCACAGGGGTCTTTCTGCTCTATGCGAGCGAAAAGCGCTAGCGGCATAATTCGGCGCCATGATGAGACTCGATGACCTAACAGGGAAGCAGTTGCTGATGATGCTGGTCGGAGGTACTCGAATTCACTTTATAACGCTCAATGCTGTCGAGACTGGCGGGATCTGGGTCGAGGGCGAAAATCTGATCGAGTCGCTCGTCGGTCGTCCGGCATCCGCCGAACTGGAGAAGCCGAAGAAGCTCGATCTGCCACAGAAGATCGTTCTGTTTTTTCCTTACGCGCAGATTCAGTTGATCGTGGATCTGTCGGTCGAACTTGAGCCGTAGCAAGGAATGTGGCCAGCGCTCGCCGAATCTTTTCTTCGACTCCATCTTCGAAGTTGATCTGAACGGTCAGCATAATGTTCCGCATTCTACCTTACTAACGTGTCGATGCGATCGAGCGCTTCTTTGGTGCGATCGGCGAGGACCTGCACGGCGGCATCGGCCGAAGAATCGAAGGCAGGTTTCAGCCAGGGATGCGGGGGAACGTCGCGCGATCCGAATTCAATCTCGCGGCCGGTCCGGCGCCGCTGTTTCGCGGATCCGAAGCGCGAGGCCCAGGAATAACCAGCCATGCCGTGGCCGCCTTCCACGAATCGTGCGTACACGCCCGGAGAAGTCGTCGAATCTTGTTTGCCGGCATACTTTCCGCGCTTGCGCGTCTTCAATCCCGGACCGGGATAGCCAGGTCCGACCAGGACGCGATTCTGGCGGAAGTCTCCGGAGACCTGAACCTTGACGATAATGTCGTCGGCCAGGTCGCCCGAGCGCCGCGGCGCCGAGGCCTCCGCGGCTGCCTGGATCACTTCGCCGGCTTCCTCGAGGGCGTCGCGCGCCACTTGGCGCGAAAGCGCGAGCGGGACCTGATCGAGACGCCGCAACAGATCCTCAAGCCCCCGCACTCCGGTGACAGTCAGCCCGTCCGCCATTTCTATTCGAACCCCACCTTCAGGCCATCCGCCTGGTCATCGCTAGTTTGCGGCGAATCTTCACAAAAGGCGGTCAGCTCCGAATCGGCGACCATGCCACCGAGAACTTCGTCGTGCTTCGCGCCGACGGCCATTTCCATGTCGGAGTTCATTACGCGGATGCGCACGTGATCGGCTTCCACTTCGAGGATCTCGCAGAGCAGGGAAGCAAGCCCGCCTTTGCGCAGCTCCTGGCCGTTGATGTCGAGCATTTTTATTTCAGACCGGTCTCTCGCCCGCGCGGGTGCGAACAATCTCGCCCGGCGCGCAAATCAAATTGCCGCGCGTGATGCCAGTCCCCTCATCGGTGCGTTGTCCGAATGTTCGCTCCATTTCCCGCTTGAAGCGATCGAGATCCTCGGGATCCGTCTCGAACTTCTCGCCGCGCATGACCGCCTCGGCGAATTCCCGCATCTCGTCCTCTTCGCTCTTCGCTCCCGGCATGAAGTGCGCGGGCTGCCAGGGCTCCGGCCGCCGCTCGGCATCGCGGTTCACGTTCGCGATTACGGAACAAATCAGCGCCGCCGGGTAGATGCGATCGCGTTGCTGCTCGATCTCGTCCTGCAGCAGCAGATCGAACTCGTGCGGCGAGCAGCTCAGGAACTGGTCGCGGGTGAAGCCATAGCGGCCGCGGGCACGGGCCCAGAGTTTATCGAGATCGGGAGGCTCGCGTCGGCCGGCGCCGGCTCTCCCGGCGCTGCCGCGTTTGGGACTTCTTTCTCCTTCGGTTCTTTCTCCTTCGGCATCCAGGCCGACAAGGCCTCAAACATTTTCCCGGTGATGCTGCGCGTATCGGCGCAGAGTCCCAGCTTCTCGCCGAGATCCTCCAACGAGAAAGGCGCGCGCCAACTGCCGTCCGCTTGACGTTCGTGCAACCCGCACCACAGGCACGCCATCCAGCGCTCCGGATCGAAGTTCAGGTCGATCTTGATCCAGCTTTCATAGAGGAAAAGGCTGTCGCCCAGCAGCGGATCCTCGGCGCGAAAGCGTGGGCAGAGCAATTCCTCTTTCCCCGTGTCGCCGCCGATCCGGATCAGCCCTGGACCGACATGCTGGGATTTGCGTGAACCGCAGGCACAGCGCGGATCGGGATCCGGAGGATGCGGCCGGCTGCGCTCGATGCGCGCCGTCTCGCGCTGGTAGAGCACGACCGCATGCATGCCGTAGGACAGCTTGCAGGCCTGGCCGGCGATCGAGAGTTCGACGGGCTGCGGACGAAGCAAAGTCTCCGACATTTCCATTCCCTCGCTTACCAGGTGGCCGTGACGTTGCCGACGATCTTGATCGCGCCCGAGAACGTGATGGCCTTGTTGTACTCGGCGCCGAATTTGAAGTCCTGCACGTAGCCGGTGAACACCAGCGTCGACCCGTTGGTCAGCGTGATCTTCCAGAAGTAGAGTGCGGCGGACCCGGGCGTGGCGATATTGGAGAGTAGAGCCTGGGTCGTCGGATCGGCGGGATTCATGACGCCGTCATACTGCACGGTGTCGCCGTCGACAATGGTCTTCATCCACTCTTTGAAGATCGAGGGCGAGTCGAGGTTGGTGATGTCGTCGAACTCAGCCTTCAGCCCCGAAAAGTTGAACTTCTTGAGCTGCGCGATGTTGGTGTAGCTGGTTCCTAGCGTCCCTCCGGAGGCCAGATGCGAGCCGTATCCGGGATAGGCGATGGTTGTGCCAAAGAGCGCGCCCGAGGCCAGCGCCGTCAGGATCCCGGCGACGATGGCTTTGGCGTGCGCGGCGATCGCGGCCAGTGCAACCAGCGCGATCACAGTGAACGGATGCAGCAAGGCGAAAACGAGCAGTGCGAGTTGCATAAGAGTGTCTCCTTCGGAAGTTGTGTCGGGAAATGCTTTTTTCTAAGCGGTGCCGGCGGGCCCGGTGAGGGCGCCCGAGATGCGGATCTTCGCGCTGAAGCCCATGGCCTTGTTGTAGGTGACAGTGAAAGGCACGTATTCGATCACCAGGCCTTGAAACGTGTACTCGGTCCCATCGGTCAGCACGATCTGGAAGTAATAGAGCGCGAGACTGGCATGCGCTGTCCCGAGCTGCAGGATCTCCGTATTTGCCGGATCCAGAATTCCGACCAGGTCAATGTCGCCGGAGTCGATGTGGACCGCCAGCGGCCGCGAGAAGTTGTCGGGCGTGAGCACATTGGTCTGGTCGACGACGGTCTGCCGCGAGCCCTGCGGAATGAAGCTCTTCAACTGGGCCACCGGCGTGAAGTGCACGTTATCGCTCGACATGAAAAACTTCGAGCCGTAGCCTGGTCGGGCGTTGGTCATGAGGCTTCGGTGTAAAAGGCTTTCAAGCGCAAGAGCGCACGATAGAGATAGCCCATGCCGCCTTCTTCGTAAGGCTCGTCGTGATCCATGGTGACGTCGACAAACTGGATGGTCGTGCCGTCCGGCAGCGCGCCGGCGTTGAATGTCGTCATCAGATAGTCGCGGACCGCGTGTGACAGTGTCTCTGCCGCTTGCGGAGTGTCGGCATAGGAATCGAACTGGACCTCGCCATCGATCAGCTGGCTGATGCCATCCTGTGTGGCGCCGGCCGGCGGCGCGCCGACTCGATTCATCACCAGGAACGGCCGCGGCGGTTGCTTGGTGGCGGCCGTAATGAAAACCGCCAGCTCTGGCGGAGAGGCCAGAGCTTTCTGCACCGCAATGGCTGCCGGTGAGGTCAGCTGCGAAAAGAGGCCGGGAAGAAGCATTTCAGTGGTTGATCGGAATAAATCCACGCCCCCAGGCCAGCGCCGCGCCCTGGTAGGCCAGTTGAATGGCATTACCCCCGGCGCATGGCGAGATGGGCGAGAGGTTCGCGATGCACTGCACATCTTTTGGATTCAACTCGATCACGTTCGCGCCCGAGGCACCGACGAGAGTGAACCATTGCCAGAGTGTGTCCGGCTGGGCTCCAGTTCCTGATTGGGAAGCGTCATCGCAGTTAGCAAGTCCGCCGCCGGGGTTCGATGTGTTGCAGTTTTGCGAGATGATGTACTTCGGTTTGCCGTAGACACTCGGAAGCGCTTTGGAAAAATTGTTCGAGTTGCAGGGTGGAGAATTTGCCGGCACGCAGTTGACCGTCGCCCCCACGATGTTGATCCAATCGCTTCCGTTGACCCCGCTGTAGTTCTTATAGCCGTTCCATCCGACGCCAGCGTTCGGATTCCCGATGATGTTGGCCACTTGCGCGACCGCCCAGGTCGGATCGGTAGCTACACCACTCGTGAGCGTATTTGCCATAGCGAACCTGGCGATTAAAGAAAAATTTAGCCCGAGGCTGGAACGCAGAGCGGCAACGTAATTGAAATAGCTGGTGAGTGCATTCTGCGATGCGGTCTTCAGTCCCGCGTCCGTGGCAGGCACGACAATGGATTCGGCGAGCGTGCCGGCGACTCCGCTCGCCGTCTCACAGATGAAGGAATTCTCGGTTCCTATCCCGATTGACACCGTGAAATATTTCACCTGCGACAGATACGACGCCGTGCTCAGATAGGTGAAGAACTGCTGCACCCATCCCTTCTGAAACGCCGCATACGTTGGTTCCCACCAGGCGGGGGCGCCTCCGCTAAGCGTTGCCGTGGTGCAGGCCGAACTGCCCGCGCCGCAGTTGTTCGTGTTCAGGTTAGCGACCGCGCTCGCCGGCGGCAGGGGGTTAGCGCTGCCGTTCTGCGGAAGGCTAGAACAGAAAATCGAATCCTGGACTGCGGAGCCAACCGTCGTCGCCCAGGCCTGGCTGAAGACCCATGCGGGCGTGTCTTGGTTGAAAATATTGGGGTTACTGATCGGCGAAAGCTCAAAGGCGATATAGCAGGCATGCCCGGCGTTGTTGTGCAAGGCTGATCCACAGCCGGTGAGCGTGGCGAAGCCGTTGGTGCCGGCCATCGCCGAATCGAGCGAGGCGAAGCTATTGGTTTGGGTGCATGGCGCCGTGCTGCAGCTGGTGGTATCGGTTGCGATAAAGCCCACGCTAGTGTCGGCGGCGTGCACCTGAATCAAAAAGCCGTCGATCCAGGGTGCGAGCGATCGCGTGAGCGCGTTGGAGGGGCTTGAGACCGGCGTAACCATCAGCCACCGATAGCTGGCGTCCTTGGTGACGCGCCCTGAACTCGTCCCCAGCAGTAGCAGGAAGGCGAAAAGTGCGAATAGTCGTTTCATCGGATGTAGGCCGTCCCTGTCATCGCCGACGTGCAGCCAGTCGCACCATCCGCTGCGGTCGCACCGGTGAAAGCGATTCCCGTCGCAAAGTTTTCCGAGTAGGGAATCAGCGAAAAAGTGAACGAGGACGTCGCAGGAATGACGATGTTCGCGACCGCCGTCCCTGGCACCTGTCCCGTCGTGGCGTTGAAAATCTCCAGGAAACAGATCGAGGCGTTGGGATTGTTGATGGTGACGGAATAGAAGTTCCCCGAGGCGTTCTTGATGACCGCGCCCGCAACTGTTCCAGCATTGGTCGTGAATTTAACCTGCGTCAGTCCTTGCAGCGAGCCGCCGGCGTTTGTAGGAACCGGCATGCTGGGAAGGACCTGGACAGCGCCGGGACCGCCCACGCTTAGGATTGGAACGCCATTCAGAAGCAGGTTCTCGGCGCCGATTCCGGTTGCGGCGAGAGAAGCCTGTAGCGTGACGGTCGCCGTGGCCGAAGCGGTGGTCGGTCCGCACACCATGAAGGAAGCGGCGTTGCCGAGCGACGCCTCGAATTGCACTGTGGATCCGGCTGTGATGCCGGTCGCCGTTCCAGTGACTGAGGCCCCTCCGCCCTTGGGAAAGACCACGTTCGATGGCACGGCAATATAGTTCGTGCCGTCCATCGAGTAATAGAAGCCGAGGACGGTATTGTTCGTGGCGCCCGAGATCAGGATGTTGATTCCCACCGAACCGGCCCCGATCGTGGAGACCGCGATGCCATTTGCTCCCGCAGCTCCGGTGCACGAGGAAGACGACGCAGAGGTCAACGCACCTGCAGCCGTGGCGCCATTGTTGTCCACGTTCACGTGCAGGTTCGAACCGGAAGATTGCGTTGCGATCACGCTCCCACTGACGCTGCTGCTCGTCGTGGGATTGTTCGCGTAGCCGCGCACCGTGAAGGTCACGCTGCCCGTCCCACTGACCGTGTAACTCAGCTGTGCCTGGGCATTCTCCACCGCACTCGAAGTGGTGAAATTGCCGGACGAAGCGCAGGTCTGCGAGGAGATAATCGATCCCGTCGAGTAAGAGCCGCCCACACCGGTGTTGCCATCGAGCGTGACGGTGCAACCGACCGCTCCGTTGACCACCCAATCGATCGAGAAGTAGCGGAAACCGGTGACGTTGAATGCGCCCAAGGACCCGCTTCCCGCCGTGAGTGCGGGCCAACTAATCCCCATCTGAAAGGGAGCGGGCGCCGGCAGTACGGGCAACTGCGCTTGGCTGGAAGGCACCATGCACAGCAAGAAGTAGACGAGGATCCCGAGTGGAACGAGATAACGAGAACGAATCTTCATGGAGTTTTCCTTTTAGCTGGCGCTGCCGGCGTTCTGGTTGATTTCATAGGCCGTGATGCGCAGCTCGATCTGTCGCCCGTCGACGTCGTCGATGCCGCCGATCTGAAACGTGCGCAGCGTGCCCGCCTCGTTCATCCCGATCAGCATCGATTCCTTGATTCCCGGCTGATAGGGAACAGTGAATAACCAGTTCACGCGCTGCGCGATCTGCTGCGCTTTGTCCATCTCCTGCGCCGTGAGCGAGCGCATCGCTGCCCAGCTCGCGACGAATGGATTGGCAAGTACTCCGGCTGTGGGATTCGGCGGGTTGTAGAAAGTGATCCAGCGAATCATGGCGCCCCGGTTGGTGTACTGACCGGGAGCCGGCGGCCGCGCACTGAGACGAGGAAGGGGCACGCCTAGTTGTATTGCAGGACGGCGAACTTGATCAGGTTCGAGGTGCAAGTCAGATTCACCACGCCCGCCGAGGCCCAGCCGATCAGATATTTCATCTGCACCGCGCTATAGGAACCGGTCGAGCCGGTGGCCGCCAGAGAATAGGTCGTCAAGGTCGTGTTCGTTCCGCCGTAGGGATCCGCCACCGGCGTGACCGTGAAAGTGTGCGGACTGGCATCCGTGTTCTGCGCGATCAGGATCTCGCGGCCGGTCGCAGTGAAGCTGTTTCCGTTGGTGTTGTCACAGGCGGCGAAGGTGATGGCCAGCTGCCCGGCCGTGACCGTAGCGTTGTTCTGGATCAGCACTTGCGTCGAGAGTGCCGTGGGTGTGGCGAAGGCCGCGATGCTGGTGATCAGCAACAGCAGCGCGATCGCGATCGCTTTTTGCAACGGGGAATGCTTCGAGCTTTTCATGGGTGAGTTCTCCTGTTTGGGAAAAACGGAATTTGTTGTTGCTTCTTTCGCTTACGGAGTGGGAGCGAAGTCTTCAATGTGCACCGCGCCCAGCATGTCTTCGACGTGCAGCGGAATCTTGCTCACGCTTCCGCTCGCTACTGGTTCGCGGTTGAAGTACCAGTGATGCACCAGCACCTTGATCGCCCGCGTGACCACTTTGGGCAAGGTCCAATCGACAGTCACCGCGGCTTGCTGCTCCGGAGAATTCGGCGGCGAGAGTTGCGTGTTGCCGAGCGCGTTGTAAGCTCCGAGACACCGCCAGGCTCCGGCCACGCCGTTGTCGGTCGTCAGGCCTCCGAGCGTCGTCGCCCAGTTCAACGGCGAGGTGCCCACACTCTGCAGCGAGTAGGCCTGGATGGTCTGGCTGATCAGTGCTGAGACATTCAGCAACTGCAGGTTGGAGTTGAAGTCCAGAAGCACATACTGCTGTTGCCCGCTGTAGGCTGTGCCGGGCGTCCAGAAGCCGCGCACCGGGCCGACATTCAGCCAGGCTGCGCTGCCATCGCTCGCGATTACGCCGCCAATGGCTTGCGCTTCAAAGTTGGGCCGTCCTGCTCCGCTGACTCCCGTTGGCGATGCGGTTTGAATCCAGAGATTGGAGTTCAGGTCCTCGGTGAACTGGTATTGCTTGTAAGTCGCGCCCGGTTGCCAGGTGGGATTCAAGCCCTGCGAATCGCTCTCCGGTTCGCTGACTGCGGTCTGCCCCGCGGCTACTCCGTCGCTGTTCGGCGCGTAGCCGGCCACGTAGCGGATTGCGACGGCCGCGGGCACATGCAGCGTGAGCGGCCAGATGGTGTAGGGAATGGGGCGAATGCGCCCGGGCTGACTGGCCACGTCGACGACGAAGTCCTGGCCGGGGTTGAGCGTGTACGGACGGCCGTCGGTGCCTATGAACCAGAGGCTCTGCACCTGGACCAGTGGCGGACGCTTGATTTTGATTTCGCCCTTCCAGCGGCCGTGCCGGTTGTAGCCGAAGCCATCGTGAAAGGCGGGGAAGCCATTTGCTCCGGTGGTTCCGTAGCTGTCGAACTCGCGGTGCCATCCCGGAAAGTTGTCGAGATACTGCACGTAGCTGGATCGCACCAAGGCGCAATTGGTGATCAGCTCGCACTGCTCGCGCGCTTCGGTGATCAGGTCGGCGATGTCCGTGTCGTCATTCGTCGTGTCGGTTGGAACCCG